ATCCCATTTATTATATAGATTTGAGTTAAATAATTATATTAATAATAATATCAAAAAAATATCTATTTAATTCAATATAATAAATGAAAATACTTGTTACTGGAGGTGCTGGATTTATTGGAAGTTCACTTATTAAAAGACTTAGCTTAAATAAAAATATACAAATAATTTCTCTTGATAATTATAGTACTGGATCTACTAATAATCATATCAATAAAACTGATATTATATATATAAAAGGTAATACATGGGATATATTATCTATACCTGAATTACAACAGTATAAACCAGATTTAGTATATCATTTTGGAGAATATAGTAGAATATATCAATCTTTTGAAGAACCAAGTAAAGTATTTAAATCAAATTTATATGGAACTCAACAGGTTCTTGAATATGCTGTTTTAAATAATTCTAAGTTAATATATAGTGGATCTTCTGCAATTTTTGGAGATTCAAAAGAAAATTTAAGTCCATATGCATTCACAAAATCAAAAAATATTGAACTTATAACTAATTACAAAAAATGGTATGATTTAAATTTTGCAATATGTTATTTTTTTAATGTTTATGGTCCAGGTCAAATAACAAATGGTTATTATGCAACTGTTATAGGTATTTTTGAAGACAAATATAAAAATAAAGAACCATTAACAGTTGTAAAACCAGGAACGCAAAGTAGATGTTTTACTTATATAGATGATATAATAGATGGTGTTATTTTAGTTGCAGAAAAAGGAATTGGAGATGGATATCTACTTGGAACAAAAATGTCATATTCTATTTTTGATATTGTTGAGTTATTTGAATCAAAATTTATACTAATCCCTGAACGTCCTGGGGAACGTAATATATCAATAATGGATTCTGATAAAGCAGAAAAAGAATTAAATTGGATACCAAAAATGACTTTAGAAAAATATATAAAAAATTTAAAAATATAAATTAATTTTTAAACTATTATAAGTTTAAAAATTATAAGTAATGTTTTAATATGTATGTTCATAATCACTATGATCATAATCATCTTCATCATTTTCTGAATTACAAAAACAAGTTCTACATGTTGGACAACATTTTTTAATTAATTTTGAAAAACACATATAACACAATGAATGGTTGCATTTTGGTGTTTTTAATAATGTTTTAGAATAACAAATGCAACATTCATTATCTGTTTCTGTATCTATATTATATAATAATTTATTTTTATATTCAATAAATGTAGTATTATAATCAATATTTTTATAATACAAAATATTTAAATAATTACTATATTTAAAATTATTAATAACAAAATTATAGTGATAAAATAGATTATATAACATATTTTCTATTTTTAAAGTATTATGTGTTAACTCAAAGCTTAATAGTTGTTTATTAATATTGCAATAAACAGTGTTTATAGTAAAAAATGCACGAATTGCTGTATTTTTTATATAAGTAAAAGAAACTGTACATTTTATACCGTCTATATTTACATCAAGACTTAAACTAAATATATTATCAGAAGATTTTAAATATAACTTACTATAGTGATTTGATAGAAATATTAATGCTTTTTTATCAATCTTATAATTTTTCAAATCAATAATATCATTAAAAAGAAATTCTTCTGATTCAATCTCATTATATTCATATATATAATTATTAACTAGATAATATTCTTCCATTGTTATGATATCTTTAACAAAATATTAAATATAAATCAATTTTTATATATAACTTTTAGTCTTCAGATTTTTAATTATATGTTTCTTAACTTGAAATACAGATTAAGAAACATATAATTAAAAATCTGAAGAGTAAACCTTAAAATTATTTTTCTTTATATATACATTCCTTATAAAAAACATTAAAAAATAAAAGTAAAATATTTTATATTATAAATGGAAACTGATATTGGAGAAATTGCATTACATATGATGTTTTTTAGAGATCAATTAAAAATATATCATTGGCAAACTAAATCTTATTCAAGACATATTGCATCTGATTCCTTAGTTGATAATATTTCAGAAAAAATGGATACTTTTATAGAGGTTATTCAAGGTAGTAGAGGAAAAAGATTATCTATCCCTAATAATAGACAAAATTTAAAAAATTTTACAGATGCAAATATTATACGGTTATTAAAAGATTTTAGAGAATGGTTAATTATTGGAATAATACAGTATTTAAACGATACTGATACGGAATTATTAAATATAAGAGATGAAATTTTAGCAGATGTAAATAAATGTTTATATCTTTTTACACTTGAATAAATAAAAATAACATCTACTCTCTATTTTGTTGTAAATTTACGTCATGAAAATTTTCTTAACCTTAATTTTAGGTTAAAAAAAAAGTAAGTTAAAAATCTAGAGACCAGATTGTAAAATAAATTAAATAATTAATAATTTTTATATTATATTATAATAAATGAAAATACCAAGTTTTTATGAATATAGATGGAAAAGAACTATAAAATGTCGCGCAGATTATGAAGATAGTAAAAAAAAAAGAGATTATTTACGTTTAGAATATGAACTTTGGGCTTTATGGATTGATAAATTTTATTCTGGAAAATATGGTATATACAAAACACTTGATGGAGATGCTCCCCGATATGTACTTGAATATGATTTAGATTTTTGCTTATTTGAAAATACTTATAAAAAAAATTATCCAAAAAAGGATCATTTTAAAAATCATAAAGTTAGATCACAATATATTATAAAAATTTTGACAAATATATTTAACAAGGTAGATAATTATGTTTTGCATTCTTCAGAAGATGATGATTTTAATCTAGATTTTGAAGAAATGAAAATAAAAATGATGAATGATCCTACATATAAAGAAAAATGGTTTAAAGCTGCATATGATGCTAATAGTTATATTGAACAATTATTATCTCAAAAAAATATTCTTATACCTGAGAAAGACCAAAATTATAATATAATATTTCGAAAAAAAAGAAGTAACAGTAGAGTATATCGAAAAAAAAGAAGTAAGAGTAAAACTAAAACACATCGAAAAAGGCAACAACGCAATCATTAGTCTATATTTTGATGTAAATTTATATCATAAAATTTTTCTTAACCTAAAATTCGGGTTAAGAAAATACAAGTTCAAACTCTGGAGATTAGAGATTAAAATTCAATTTTGTATATTATATACTGCAATAATCTTTTAAAATTTTCATCAAATTTTCTGTTAATACTTTTTTCTTTGCAATTATATTATATAATATTCTATCTCCGGAGACTATTTCTTCGCCTTTTTTAGATTCCCATTCTACTATTTCTGGTTCTGTACTTATTAATAGATATATATTCACATTTCTTTGCGATTTTGGTAATCTAGAATGTGATTCATATCTTGCAACTCTCCCTATGATCTGTTCTAATCCTGCATAATTCCACACAGGATCTAATACAACCATATTTCTTACTTCATGTAGATCTAGTCCTTCAGATCCTGCACGCGTTATAACTAAGATTTGAAAATCGTTATTATTAAAAGAATCTACTATTTCTTGTCTTCTTTTTTTTGTGGTACTACCAGTTATTGTTTCAAAACTTATTTTTAATTTTTCTAAAGTTTCTTCTATTGGTTGTATACCGAATTCTAACCAATTTGTATATATGACAGCTTTTTCATCTTTTATAATTGGTATCATCTTTTCTATTTTTGTACTAAAATATTCTTTTCCAGCATTATTTACAGCTCTTCTATGTCCATTATAAAATGTTTTTGGACTTGTAAATAATTTATCTGTTTCTTCTTCATCTATTTCTGCTTCAATTGTATGTTTATATCTTTTAAAATACGCATTTGACATTGGAAGAGTGACATGATATATAAATTTTTTTGGAAATTTATCATTATCTTCACTTATCGAAACAATATCAATTTTATCTTTTAATAATTTTTTTAGAGTTGGTATATTTATTTGACTTTCTGCTATTCCATTTTTTACTTGTGAATAAGTTCCAACTTTTCTTCTACCATATAACATATTTATTAAAGGTATAAAATCTTCTATACTATTAACTAAAGGTGTTGCAGATAATAATAATCTTTTTGAAGCATTCATAGCACAATGTAAAATGGAATTTACTCTTGTTAGTTTTTCATTTTTTGTAGTTTTATTTATTATTGATTTTGGATTTCTAAGATTGTGAGCTTCATCAACTATTAATAATGTATTTTTATCACATATAATAGGTGAATGCTTCTTTTCTTCTCTAAAAAATTTATCAAATGAATAAAAAGTATATCTATCATATTCATCAGCTCCATATTTTTCCGTAAGTTGTTTTATAAAATTTGATATCAATCCTGGCGGTCCAACAAATATAACTCTATTTAATGGATTTTTATCTAAAAAACATTCAGATACAGCAACAGCCGTTAAAGTTTTACCTAATCCAGTAGAATGTACAACTAATAATGAATCATTTTTATCCATATGTTTTACAACTTTTTTTTGCCAGTTTTTAAGTTGTGTTTTACTACGAGAAACACAATCTCCTGATCTTTTAGATGGTTTTAAATTATTTATTATTGATTTTCTTCTTGATTTTCTTCTTGATTTTCTTCTTGATTTTCTTCTTGATCTTTTTCTTAATATCATTTTCATATTTAATAATATACAAGAAAATAATTTCAAAGGTATAATTAAATATTATATATAATAAATGGGTAAATCACGTAAAAAAAGTAAATCGCGATCAAGAAAATTATTTACACTTAAAAAAGGTTCTCTTATAAAATATGGATATTCAGTTCATAGTTCCGCTAAAATTAGACATAATGCTTTAAATAATGCAATTAAAGAATATGGTTATTCTACTCTTATTAAAAAAATAAATGCAATACGAATTCTATCTAAAAATAAATCTCCAAAAAATTCAAATATATATACACGTGATATTAAATATTTACAAAATAAATATAAATTCTAAACATATTTAAATTCAAAATAGATTTAAATAAAGATGAATTCAAAAACATATCTTATATTATATTGCATGTTAAAAGAAGGTACAATGTTTGATGAAATAATTGATTTTGCAAATGTATCAAAAGATATAATTAAGTATTATAAACCAATACCAGAATATTCATTAGATACTTTGGTCTTTTTAAGATTTTTTTTACCATTTTATATAAATCTTTTGTATACTGATTCCTGGTTGCAATTTTTAAATAATATGAAAACTCCTCCATGTGATAAATATAAACAAGAAAATTCGACACATATGGATGGTATTTGTGAATTATGTTTTTTATTTGATAATTTTATAGTTGGAGATGATGATAATCGTGATATATATCGACAAAAATATTTAAGATTAGAAATTGCATATAATATGCTTTTTGTAACTAAAACTCCAAGAGTTTTTATATTTGAAGCTATAATAATAACTAGAAATTTAAAAAAATTTATACAAAAATGGAGACTGAATAAAGAAATATAATTTAAAAACTTGATCATTTTTAATTAAATGAAGATTGGTATACTAACTTTCTACTCTGGTGAAAAATTTATTAATGATACTAAATATGGAAGACGTGTTTTAGTTGATTATTGCAAAAAACATAATTATGATTTTATTGATGATGAAACACTTGTTAAAGAACATGATAGACCTATACAGTGGACCAAGATCTTATTAATTAAAAAATATTTAAAATATACTAAAGAAGAAAAAGAAAACTCTTATTATGATTATTTAGTTTGGATTGATGCTGACATTTTTATTATGAATCCTGATATTACAATTGAAAGTATAATTGAAAGATTAATGAATAATAAACATGTAATGTATTCAAAAGATTTTGGAGGTTGGGTTAATAATGGTGTAATATTTATTAAAAACACACAAGAAGCATTTGATTATTTTACAGAATCTTGGAACCATACAACCCAAATTTGTAGAGAGCAAGGTGCTATGGACTATTTATGGAGAATGAATTGGAATAATTGTCAATCAATTATTGAAATAACACAAGATCAAAGAGAATATAATCCTGTATGGTTTGAATACGAATATGGACAATTTATAATGCATTTTCCAGGTTGTGGAGAACCAGTAAGAAAACCAAATTCATTAAAAATAATGATGGATATGTTTTGTCCTGTAAAGATGGATGAAGAAACAGAAGAAACTTTTTTAGAAAGAAAAAGATGGTTAAAAGAAGATGCAGAGAAAGAATTAAAATATAAGAAACAATTATGTATACAACAAGGGTGGAAATATTTACCAATAGATTTAGAGTAATTTATAAATAATATTTATTGTTATAATAGTTATACTTTAGTGTCCATTTTGATGCAAATTTTCTTAACCTAAAATTAATGTTAAGAAAAATAAAAGTTCAAAATCTAGAGACTGAAGATTAAAACTTTTGCGAATTTTTTATTACATTTTTCACAATAATTATTATGCTCATATTTATCTCTCACAATGTATACTACAATATTTTTTTGATTTTCATATCTTCTTTTAAACACTCAGAATAATGATAATAATATTTTATTATATTTATTACCTCAGAAGGTAAATATAACTTCTATATTTTTAATATATTTTTAAGTTGATATTGAGTATTATATCTATATTTTTTAAAATTTTATTATCACAATTTTCATTCTTGCATTTCATTTATAAAAATAATTTTATTTTTATAAACTCGTATATATAAAATGACTAACATATTAATTGAAGGACTTTCTATAGGATTATTAACTGGTATAGTCGGTTTTATTATCGCTACTTTATTAATGTTTATAGAACCTGGTTTCTCATTAGCGAAATATCATTTTTGGTTTAGAATATTTTTAGGTGCCTTTATATCAGGATTTTTAATACATATTATATTAGAATATAGTGGTGCAAATAAAAAATATTGCGAACAAAAATTAAAAATGGATAATAAAGATTCGGCAACTTTATGATCACATAAATATATCATATAACCATTTATATTAAAGTCATGTATATACAATTTTAGCTGATCAATACCTCATATAAGTTCTAACAAATTATATTTTTAAAAAAAGTTTTTAACATCTAGTTTAAATTTTGATGCAAATTTACGTAATAAAAATTTTCTTAACCTTAATTTTAGGTTGAGAAAAAATAAGTTCAAATTCTGGAGACTAGAGGTTAAGAAAAAATGTAATCAAAAATCCGGGGATTAGAGATTAAGAGTTTATTAAATTGTAATGTAAATTTGAGATTTTTATCGTATTAATATTAAATTTTCATATAATTGTTATTTTTAAATCAATATTATCAAAGAAAAATAGAAAAAATTTCTTTAATACATTATTTAATATTTTTTCAATAAATTTTTTATTTCTTGTCGTAATATAAAAATGTCTTCTATATGCACTTCTAATGTAACCTCTGGGTTTATTGATCTTGCCACTTTCGATGAAATTGAAAAGTATATGTATGGTGGTCCCGATGCCACTGCTTATTTCGTCAGAGAAACACGTAAATCTACATGGTTCACACAAGTACCAGTCGTTCTTTCAAGAGCCTCTGGTTCACCCCAATTTAACCAAGAATGGTCAGTAAGTATTTCTCGTGCTGGAGATTATCTACTTCAATCTTGGCTTCGTCTACAAGTTCCAGTTGTTACACTTGCTTCTTCCGTTGCTGTTGGAACAAGTATCAGATGGACTAGAAACTTCATGCATAACATTGTTCGTGAATGTGCTATCACATTTAACGACTTAGTTGCCGCGCGTTTCGATAGTTATCATCTTGATTTCTGGGCTGCTTTTACTGTACCTGCCTCTAAACAAAATGGATATCTAAATATGATTGGAAATCTTAATGAATTAATCAATCCTGTTAACCCTGGAGGATCTTTATTAGGAGCTACTCTCAATCTTCCTCTTCCATTCTTTTACGCTCGTGATAGTGGTGTTGCTCTTCCTACTGCAGCTCTTCCTTACAATGAAATGCGTATTAACTTCAGTTTCCGTGATTGGTCTGATCTATTAATCCAATCTACTGGAAGTGGAACTTCTACCATTAATGCTGCTGTACCTTTAGGTAATCTTCAATCTGGTACTCCTACCATTGGACAATGTCAAGTTTGGTCTAACTATGCCATTGTTTCTAATGATGAACGTAAGAGAATGGCTTGCGCACCTCGTGATATCTTGGTTGAACAAGTACAAACTGCTCCTCTTCAATCATTCACACCGGCAACTAACACCCAACAAACTTTTGATATCAGATTTTCTCATGCTATCAAAGTTTTGTTCTTTGCTGTTAGAAACAATACTTGCAAATCTGAATGGTCTAATTACACAACTGTTTCTCCTCAAGTTACTAGTGGTGTAAGTGGTCCTATTGTTTCTTACAATCCTGTTGGATCCAGTGACCCTATTTTACAAACTTCTCTCATCTATGAAAATACTAACCGTCTTCAACAAATGGGTTCTGACTACTTCTCTCTCATTAACCCCTGGTATAATGCTCCAACTATCCCATCTGCTACTGGTTACCATGCTTACTCGTACTCTCTCGACTTCTTGTGTTTAGATCCTCTTGGGAGTACTAACTACGGTAAATTAACCAACGTTAGTATTGTACCTGAATCTTCTACTGACGCACAAAATGCTGCTGCCGGAAGTTACACTGCATACAATTTGGGACAAAC